GTTTTGCTTGTTTTCTTTTTGCAACACTAAGATAAGTGAAAATTCTGACATGGCAAAATCCTGGGCAACTTTTTGTTGCTCAGGAACTTATAAATAAAGTTAAATTATAGTGTTGCGGAATTAAGGATAAAGTCTTATGATAAGTTACCAATAATCCTTAAATAAAAGCATTTACATCGAAGTCCCCCCTTTGCGCTTCCCAGAGTTTACAGAACCATGGGAAACGGCAAAACTAGGGGTTATAGCAGAGTTTAGCAAGGGTACAGGCATATCTAAAGAACAACGCAGTGAAACAGGTTTGCCCTGCATCTTATATGGTGAACTCTATACAACATACACAAACGAAGTGATTGAAGATGTTGTAAGCAAGATAGATTTGGATCCGACTGATTTAGTCAAGAGTCAAAAGAATGATGTCATAATTCCCTCATCTGGAGAAACAGCTGAAGATATTGCGACCGCTCGATGTGTCACAAGTGATAATGTGTTACTGGGTGGTGACCTGAATATTATAAGATTGGTTGAACCAAATGATGGGCGCTTTATGAGTTATCAACTAAATGGCATTCGCAAATATGACATCGCAAAAATAGCACAAGGTGTATCAGTCGTTCACCTTTACGGAGGGGATCTGAAAATGCTTTCGGTGACATTCCCTCAAAGTCCTGAGCAGAAAAAGATAGCCGATTGTATCAGTTTGCTCGATCGTAGAATATCAGTTCAAATCGGGCTGATTGAGAAACTTGAGTCCCTAATCAGCGGGATTACACTTAGCGTCGTGAAGTCAGATGACTGTGAATCAATACAGCTTACTGAAATACTGACTGAACGAAACGAGGTGAATACCGCTCAATATGAGGTGTATTCGGTATCTGTCTCACAGGGAGTTGTCAATCAAGTTGAATATCTTGGTCGTTCATTTGCGGCAAAAGATACTAGCAACTATAATGTCGTGCATTATGGTGACATTGTGTACACCAAAAGTCCGACTGGTGATTTCCCGTATGGTATAGTAAAAAGGAGCAATCAGGCTAAGCCGGTGGCCGTTTCTCCTCTTTACGGTGTTTATATTCCAGCTTCAAACGATATAGGGTGTTTTTTGCACTACTACTTTTGCAATGCAGTATCAACAAAAAACTACCTGCATAAACTCATCCAAAAGGGCGCAAAAAACACCATCAATATTACGAACCAACGTTTTTTAGAGAATACTATCAAATTACCAAACGCCGAGAAACTGGCAATATTAGTGAAGTTGCTCAATAAATTATCAATGAAGAAACAGCGTGCAGAAGAATTGCTTGCATTGTATCGCAAACAAAAGCATTACCTTCTTTCGCAAATGTTCATATAAACATTTGCTGTAATAGATATTGCTTCTGCGCTATGCAACAATCTTTGATTGAGCGCTCTATCTCTATTTTGCGTTCTATCTTTGAAAGATTTTTGGCAATTCTTTCCTGCTCTTCAAATGATGGGCAATAAACCATAGCTCTACCATAGTCTTTGAAGTAGATATGTGGAATTGCCATACCTGTTTTATAGGGTGCAAAATTGAATTTCTTCAGAATGTAATAAAGGTAACGCAAAGAATAGCCATTCTTTGCCGTCAAGTAATTTGACGTGCCGATGACAGAATATTCCCCAATAGCATAACTCAAGTTGCCAACGCCAGAACCATCTTTTACTATGAGGATTGCGTCACCATTGATTCCTGGACTGTCAGTATAGCCACAAATGCCATTGGCACCATACACTCGATAGCCACCAGTCTCATTCAGTTGGTTTTCCTGCAAAGTGGATGAATGACACTCTAGACAATCTGCGATCCTTACATTGGGATATTGGGCGGTTAAGCGCTCTATTATCCCGCTGATTAGGGATTTAGCATACTATGGGAATTGCCTTTATAATACCTGTCATTTAGATGAACATATTGTTTAATAGATATGATTTCTGCCTACGTAATTTATCTAGTATTGATTCCTCATTTATTATTTTATGAGCAAAGGCATTTAGTAGATGAGAAATGCATCTTTGCTCCTCAATTGATGGGATCCGATGAGTCGTGTTGAAAAAATCCTCAACAGACATATTCAACAAACCATGATTTCTTGCGCCCTCGCCTGAGATTTCAGATATACCACGGTACCATTTAGTGGACTCGAAATAATGACGAAGGAAATCTGAATCAATATTCTTGTTGGGGCAAAAACAGATATAAAGAGAAGATAACACACCTTCTTCATAATTATCTAAACGTTTAACAGCGCCCCATTGGTAATCACTTGAATAACTTTTATTGTAAGCGAAATCTCCTCTATGAAGGATGTAATATGTTGTGAGATCTGAACTAGCAATTTGCTTATTAAAGAATTCTTGTTGATCGATTAAACCATATTGAGCGGCTATCGTAAGTACTCGAGTGCATTCGTTGGTTTTATTTCGAGTTGTTACTCGCTTGACGACATCACTTAGTCTTACTTTTTTCCATTCGTCACTCATTCCTCTTAATCTCAATTTGGGCACTTTTTCTTTGGGCAGGCAGAACAACTGTTCCATGAGGTACTTCTTTATATTCTTTAAATCCTCAATCAGCCCGCTTTGTACTTCAATGCGGCGGTCAAGCAGTGAAATAAAGGATTCAATTTTATCTTGTTCAAAGCGAGTAGGCATAAACAAATTGAAGCCCTCATATTCTTGAGAATTGATGCCTGGCTGTCCAGAACGAGCGGACATTACTTTTACCCATTTTTCATATCTAGATAATTGAGTTTGGTAAAACACAAACTTTGAATTGTAGCATGATAATACATTACCCCGAATTAAGAAACCAGCAAAATATAATTTGCCATCTGATATGTCGTAATGATATGTCTTGCCTACACTTGCTCCAGTTCTGGCGAAGAGGATATCGTTCTCTCGTACTAAGTATTTATCCTCTAACTCACCTGAGGGTGATACGACATCATCATTGCAATACTTAGAAGTGGTCTCATCAATATCAGTTATTCTGATGTATTTGTTCCTGCCATCATATTCCTTGGCGGCAGCGTTCATCCCATATTCAAGAGATGAACAACATTCACCTATTGAAGTGCGTTTCCACTCGTCGGTAAACTCGGGAAATCTAAGAGGGGGGACATTTGGGCGTTTATTATGTTTGTCTTGTGTCATATCATTATCAGCGTTGAAAAAAACTCATTAAGGATTGACGTCTCCTTTAGCAATAACTTTTGGCTTGTTTTCCTGTTGATACTCCCTTGCTATAGCAATTGCACGTTTTAATTTGTCGGCAAGCAGTTTCTTGTCGGGCAGTTGAGTGTAATATTGAGCGACTTTGATGGAGCTGTTCTCGTCAAGCATCAGATACTCGATGTGCTCGGTATTGCCCTCGGAACACAGAATAAGCCCGATTGGAGATTCTTCGTCAGGCCGACGGTCATTTTTATTGAGATAGCGCAGATAAAGCAGCATCTGTCCCTCATATTCAGGTTTGAACTTTCCCAGTTTGAGGTCAATAGCCACAAGGCGTTTCAGCCCACGGTGGTAAAACAGCAGGTCGATATAGTAATCCACCGCGTCAACAGTGATGCGTTTTTGACGGTCAAGGAAAGCGAAGTCTGTGCCCAGTTCCTTAATGAACAGCTGGATCTGTGATATGATTGCCGATTCCAGGTCGTTTTCGCTGAAAGCATCGGGCAAACCAAGCATATCAAGGAAATAACTGCTGCGGAACACCATGTCTGGCAGGATCTGATTGGTCTCACCAACTTGGGCAAGCTCATTGCGGATAACGTCCTCAGGTTTGCGGCTAATAGCCGTACGCTCGTAGAGTTGACTGTCAATTTTTTCTTCAAGCGTCCTGGTGTTCCAGTGCTCAATATGGCTCATTTCCATGTAGAAATGACGAGCCAATTCATCGTTGACGCCCATCAAAGTACGGATATGTGTCCAGGACAATTGTGTACGCAATGCGTACATGATTTGTTCTTCAGAGAAAACGTACGCGCTGCGTACACAATGTTTCAGTTTCTCTTCTCCCCAGCCTTTGCCATACCTCTGCGTGAGTCGTTCAGAGAGCGTTTTATAAATGTAAGATCCATATTCAGCACGCTGGTTGTGCAAGATGTCTTCCTTGATGCGTTTGCCAATGCTCCAATTCATCTTGACAGCCTCGGCATTAGCGTAGGTCGCAAGCCGTTGTCTGGCCGAGTCAATGATCAGGCACACGTCATCAAACAGCGTCTGCTCTTGCCTTGCGGGGGCAGCATCGGATACGGTGGTGGGCTTTTGTTCTTTTTCCATCATCAAAATCTGTTTACACAATACCTAATTCTTTGAGATAGCCCTCAATTTCCTTGTCCAGCTCAGCCCGTTCCGCTTCAAGTTTCTTGATGTCGGCCATGACTGCTTGGATGTCGATAGGTTCCTCTTCCTCGAAGGTATCGACATAGCGAGGAATATTGAGGTTGTAGTCATTCTCACGCACTTCATCGAGCGAAGCCAGGTGGCTATAACGCTCAATTTCCTTTCGTTCCCGATAGGTCGAAACGATCTTCTCGATATGCTCGGGACGCAGTTTGTTTTGCGTCTTCACCTTCTCGAACTCCTTGCTTGCATCGATAAATAGGATGTTGTCATCTTCTTCGCGGCACTTCTTCAGCACGAGGATGCAGGTAGGGATGCTCGTGCCATAGAAGATATTGGCCGGTAGTCCAATGATCGCATCGATGTAGTTCTTCGTCTCTATCAGGAACTGGCGGATCTTGCCCTCGGCATTACCACGGAACAGCACGCCATGTGGTGCGACGCAGGCCATGGTGCCCCCCTCGTTAAGGTGGTGTACCATGTGCAGGATAAAGGCATAGTCCGCTTTTGACTTAGGAGCGAGTACGCCCGCCTTGCTAAAGCGGTCGTCGCTCAAGAACTTCGTGTCTGCGCTCCACGTTGCGCTGAAGGGCGGGTTTGCTACCACCGCGTCAAACTGCCGGTCTTCGAAAGCGTCAGCTTCGAGCGTGTCCCCATTCTCGATAGAGAAGTTGCTGAACTTGATGCCATGCAGTAGCATGTTCATCCGTGCCAGGTTGAACGTCGTCGGGTTCTTTTCCTGCCCGAAGATGTCCTCAGCCCTGCCATTGCGGGCGGCACGAATCAGCAACGAGCCAGAGCCGCAGGTCGGGTCATACACGTTGCGCAAGCGAGCCGTGCCCGTTGTCACGATGTCCGCGAGGATTTGGCTCACCTCCTGGGGCGTGTAGAACTCGCCTGCCTTCTTGCCGGCCCCTGCCGCGAACTGCGAAATCATATACTCGTAGGCATCGCCGAGGATATCTATTTCGCTGGCTTCATCCAGTCCGAAGTCGATGTCGTCCAGCGCCAGCAGCACATTGCTGATGAGCGTGTTCTTGTCATCGGCAGTCTTACCGAGTTTCGGTGAAGCCAGGTCTATGTCGCTGAACAGGCCTCCGAAGTCCTCTTCACTCTCCTGTCCGAGTGTGCTGTCCTCGATGCGCTTCAATGATCTCTCCAGCATGGGCAGGATGTTCTCTTTGAACTTGATGCTCTCGATGATGGACGAGAACAGGAAAGGCGGTTCAACGAAGTAGCCGATATTCTCAAGGCACTCGGTCTTGACGTCACCCTTCAGTTCCTCGGCATCAGCGTCGCTGCGTTTCCACAATTCTCTGAAAGTCACCTTGTCATCGGCAAGGATCTCGTCGGCAAACTTCTCGATTTTCTCCGACAGGTATTTGTAGAAAATAAAGCCCAAGGAGAAGTACATGAATTCTCCAGCGCTCATGTTTCCCCTCAGTGTGTTGGCAACCGTCCACAGCTGGTTGCGCAGTTTCTGTTGAAGTTCTTCGCTCATATTGTGTTTATTTGTTTAGTCCCAGTTAAAGATATCAATAATATTGAGCAGGCGGTCAATGATGCGATTGACCGTCCTGCGGGTCTTTGAGAGTCCCAGGTGTTTCTCTTTGACGGCTTTCTGAATGATCTCGGGTTTTGGTTTTCTCAGGAAGTCATATTCGCTCAAGAAGGTGTCGAACACCTCGACAGGAATATCCTCCTCTTGGGCCAGATCCTTGATGGCGCGGTCTCGCTCATCCTTGACGTAGGCATTCAGCTTTGACTCCAGATCCATCGTGCCGTCGGCTTTGGCTTGCTCAAAGCCGTCACGGTCATTATCCACATTCTGCTGGATAAATCCGTCGATGAGTTTAGCCTTGTTGCGCATTTCAGCATCCTTAATCATCGTGTCGATGATATGGCGTCGGCGTTCGGGATAATCCTCGTCCGACGGGTTGAGCTCGGCGATGAGCTGCAGGATATAAGCCACATTGATGATGTCGCTGTGAAGGAGTTCCAGGCAGAAGTCAATGTCCTCGATGGTCTGCTGTTCCTCATCCGACGGTTCTGCCGCCACTTGGGCATCCATGTTGCCCAGTGCCATATCCAGGTACTTGCTGCGATAGTCCATGAACTCCTGTTCAGGCATCGCCAGTTCCTCATCGTCCTCGTCAAACTCGTTGTACACCTGCATTTCTGCGTGCTTTTTCAGGATTTCCCGGAAAGCGATGATGAAGTCACGCTTGTCGTTCTCATCAATGAGCTGGTCTATCCCCTGCACGGTGGGGTAGGTCACCTTGAACTGCTCGACCAGATCGTTGTACTCTTGCCTCACGACTTCAAACGGAGGCCGCACGATGGTTCCCAATTCCTCGGGGCTCGTTGTGCTGCTGAACAGCTTGATGGCGTCATCCACCTTCTCTTTGAGGTCACGGAAGCAGACGATCTTGCCAAAACGCTTCTTCTCGTTCAACACGCGGTTGGTGCGGCTGAACGCCTGCAGCAAGCCGTGATACTCCATGTTCTTGTCCACATAAAGCGTGTTGAGTTTCTTGCTGTCAAAGCCCGTAAGGAACATGCCCACCACAAGAAGCAGGTCGAGCGGTTTCATCGACGGATCCTTCTTCTTCATACGGCGGTTGATATCATCGTAGTAGGCACTGAAATTCTCGATTGAGAAAGCCGTGCCGTACCTGGCGTTGTAGTCGTCCATGATGGCCTGCAGCTCGTCCCCTTGCGTGGCGTTGTCAGCAAAGCCCGCATTCATTCCGGTGTTATCATCATCCTGGTCGGGGTTCTGGGCATAGGTGAACACCGCGCCGATAGAAATCTTCGGGTCAAGGGTCTTGAAAATCTTGTAATACTGGATGAGTTGCGGCACCGACTGAACGGCGAATATCGCATCAAACTCACCGTCGATCGTTGACTTGTTGAAGTTGTTCAGTATGAACTGTGCAACCTCCTTCATGCGGTCTTCATTGGCCGTGTTCAGATCCAAGTTACCCGTATAGTATTCCACCAGGAATCCAAGCACATTCTCATCAGCGATGGCATCCTTGATGAGATATTTGTGCAGACACTCGCCAAAGATCTCTTTGGTCGTATGCTGATTGACTGCATTTTCTGCAAAGATGGGAGTACCCGTAAAGCCGAAGCATTGGCTATTCTGGAAGAAGTTGACAATGTTCTTGTGGCTCTCGCCGAAGTGGCTGCGGTGGCACTCGTCAAAAATCATGACGATGCGTTGGCCCTGGCAGTCCTGTATCTTCTTGTTGTAGCGGTCACGTGTGACGGCCACATTAAGTTTCTGTATCGTCGTGATGATGATTTTGCTGTTGCTGCCCAGCCGCTTGATCAATTCACGGGTGCTGTCGGTGCTATCGACGGCACCAGGCTCAAACGCCTCATACTCGCTTTGCGTCTGCGTGTCGAGGTCGTGCCTGTCAACGACGAACATCACCTTGTCAACGCCGTCCACTTCGCTCACGAGTTGCGCGGCCTTAAAGGATGTGAGTGTTTTGCCGGCCCCCGTTGTATGCCAGATGTAACCGTTCTTGTTCGTGTTCTGCACCCTGTCAAGGATTTCCTCCACAGCATAGTACTGATAGGGGCGCAGCACCATCAGACACTTGTCGCCCTCATGCAGCACGATGTATTTACTGATCATCTTGCCGATGGTGCAGCGGTCAAAGAACATCGCAGCAAAGAGGTTCAGGTCATTGAACGCATTGTTCTCCTTGTCCGTCCAGTTGAACGTGAACTTGAAGCCCTGGTTTGGGTTGTTGGCGAAGTAACGTGTGTTAACGCCATTCGAAATCACGAAGATCTGGATATAGTCAAACAAGCCATGGAACGAAGTCTTGTGATAACGCTGTATCTGGTTGTAGGCTTGTTTCAACTCAATGCCGCGTTTCTTCAATTCAATTTGGACAAGCGGCAATCCATTGATGAGGATGGTGACATCATATCGGCATTTCTTGCGGCCCTCAACCGTTATCTGGTTGCTCACCTGGAACTCGTTCTGGCACCACTGCTGGCGATTGAGGAACTCGACCCAGATGCGTTTGCCGTCCTCGGTGTCGAGCGGGAACAGGTCACGCAGTTTCTTCGCTTTGTCGAAACGCGAGCCACCCTCAAGGTAAATGAGGATTCGGTCAAACTCTGTATCCGTGAAATGTTCGCGTCCGAATTTCGCCAGTTCTTTTCGGTTGTGCTTTTCCAATTGAGCCTTGAAGTTGGCGTGAAGATTCGTTTCCTCTGAAATCTTCACGTATTCATAACTCATATCCTGCAGGGCTTTAATCAGCCCTTGTTCCAATGCCGCTTCGCTTTGTGTCGCCATATAGATAAGGGATTTAGAATCCTTAATGATACGCAAAATTACCAATTTTTCCAGTATAAAACGATAAACAGGCGTTCAAAAATGAGATTTTGATGACAATTAAAGTGCACAAGCCTTTGGGCACCTAACTGATGGATGCAGTAAAACCATTGCACAGGCTACAATAAGTGGCTCACGTAGCAAAGGTAGTGCAAAGGTGTGCCAAATACCCGGCACTGGGAACAGGAAAAAGGTTAAATAAGGGAAAAAACCTAAAATGGTTGACAGGTTTTGAAGGCAGTAAACTGACTTGGTTGACACTATTTTTCTGGTTCGCCTAAACCAGGTTGACAGTTTGGCGGTTTTATCACTGAATGGGTTTACAACTCTCGAGGTTTCCCTGATTGGGTTTACAGCGCTAAGCTCAAAAAAGCATGAGCCAAAGCTACGTTAATCAGGGTACTTAGGCGACCCACACAAACTATAGCAAATGGCCCACGCATAGTGATAGCCATTATACCATTCAGTTTGTGTTATCAAAAGTGTCCTAAGTTTTTGATTAACCAACGGCATAATGTGTGTTTAATCCTCAATGTTTTGTCATCCAATCATTGATGACAGGGGCAAAGATACAACAATTTTTGAAATTGTTGCAGTTGCCCAGGATCAATCAACGATAATCTTCGGGTAACGGCACGAAAACTGAACCCACTTGCGCGTCGTGACACCGCTTGGATCCAGCGCACTCGGGTACTTCTTTAAGCCGGTGAGGGGCTCATCTCGTTCCTCGAGGATTTCAGCATTGAAAAAGAAACTCTTCGCCTGGCGATTGCAGTTGACGGTCAGAACCTCGAAATCGTCCATATAGTCTTCGAGGATCGTCTTGATGTGACCCGCATATTCAAGGGTGATCGTGCCGCCCTTACTAGCCCTGTCAAAGTTTTCTTTTGACAAAGGCAGAAAGAGCTCAATAGCACCCTGGGAAATGTGGGGTGAATAGTTGGAGCAACGGTGGGACGGCAGCTTATCTTTCACATCGGTGAGACGGCTGCAGATGTCGAAGGGCAAGCGCAAAGGAGAGTCGAACTCAAGCGCATTCACAACGTGGTAGATGTTCTCCTCATCCCTTGTCCACGCATTCATTCTGCGGTCAGTCTCGCAGAGAACCTTGACAAGGCCGATGAGCGCGTTGACAGGCAATTCCCCGTCGGGGGGCATATTGCCGTACTGCTGCTGGTTAATCACATCCTGTCTGAACTCCAGAGGTGACAGGTCATCACTAATCACTAGATCGGTGGCATAGATAACAATGATGTCACCTCTCTTTGGTTGCCATCCTTCGATGTGGATGACATTCTTCCAGCCCTTCACCAGTTCGGTTGCTTCGGGCTGCTGAACTTTAACAAATACTTCCATTGTTTTGTTGAAGTTTAAAGGGTTATTAGAAATTGCTGCTACATACATGTGACGAAACGCAGGTCACACAAGGCAGCGTAACCCGAATCAAATTTGCAAAATAAGCTGTGACCAATGCCAAAAGCTGACATTGGCGGCTTAATTTATCTTAAAAATTTCGGTATTTTTTTGGAGGACAGTGATTTAAGGCTATGGAAAATCATTGCAAATACTATGCCAAACTATAGGACTCCGCTGGAATTGATACCGAAGGTATCGCGGAACGGGAACTTTTCGCAGCCGATGTAGAGGGTGTCGAAAGCGTCCGTGCCATCCGTGCGGTGCTGCAGCAGGTCTTCCTCGGTCTCGACGAGCTTCTCGCCGCCTTTGTCTTTGCGGAACCCGTTGCGGCCGCGAACGACTCCAGCCGTCTGGATGGCGAGGATGAGGTCATCATTGTTTTGGCGGTTGAACATCGGCATAAGCCGTTGTTTACCAGCAAAGCCCTGGTTGATGAGCAGATATTTCTCGTCGTGGCGCATGGGGTTTCCCAGGTTGATGTCCTCGACCTGCCAGCCGCGTTTCTCGAACTCATGGCACACTACCCAATGGAAGTCCTGCTCGTTGACGGCATAGTTGCCGCCAAGGGCAGTGCTATCGTAGTAATACACGACTACCTTGCATTCGTGGTGCATGTAGTAGCGGCAAAAGTCATCAATGAGCGCAGGGATTTTGCGCTCGAACTTCGTGTAGAAGGACTTGATCACGTTCAAGCGGCGACCGCTTGGCTGGCCAGCCACAATCCAGTTGATATTGGCGTTGTAGTCCATGCCGATGCAGATTGGAGCGAACGGGTTTAGATCCTTATCGGCCCGGCTGTCAAGCAAGGCTGAGTCAAATTCGTAGCCGAGGCTATCGAGATAATCGAAGTCTGAGGCGTTGTACTTGTGCCCCTCACGCATAGACGAATAGAATCCGTCTTTGGCAATGCCTATGCGTTGACAAAGAATCGAGGTCTGGAATGTCTTTGGCGTGAGGTCGCGTTTCATCTGCTTGATGTACGATTCACCGAGCAGCTGCAGGTTTTCGATTGAGGAGTACTCCTTGTAATAGACAGCCACTGAGCGCATCCTGTTCAGGTTGCGGTCAAGTCGGCGCAGATAGTTGCGCAGATAATCGGGCACGGGTATCTGCTTCGCATTCAAAGAGCGGATGCGCTGTTTGATGTTCCATATCTCATAGACAGTGCCCTTGATCGTCTCGATAAGGTCATTGTCCATCTTGTCCTGATAGTGCAGGAACCAGGAGCCCTTCTGCGTCTGTGGCATATCACTGAGTATCATTACTGAGTGATTGAACGAGTGGTGACCGAAATAGGACTTGATACCACCGTTGGCAGGCAGCGTCTCGTCCTTGAGCCGTTCGTAATCGATGAACTTGGCTTCGTCGATCAGGAGCCACGAAAGGGTCAGCGAGTTGCTGGAGCCAGGTCGGTCCTGGGAGATGATTATCGCGCAGGAGCCGTTGTAGAAGGAAATGACGTGCTCATACTCGGCAGGCTCGATGATAGGCTTGCCGAAGGACTTGGGCGGTCGCCGACCAATGACGTAATGGACACCGTTGATATACCCCCACCTTTTCCATGCCGCCAACAGGCCCGGGATGGTGTTGGTCAAGCCATGCTTGTAGGTGGGCACTACAATACCACCGGTGCTGCCAGCCATGCGTTGCATATTACGCAGCACAAAGGGCGAGGCGATCGAATCCGTCTTGCCGGTTCGTCGCCCCGCCACGATGACGGTGGTATTGGCGCCAATCAGTTGCGTCAAGCGCTGAGGGGCGTTAAAGTATATCTTCTTCGGGGTCTGCTCCATCGTTTTTCTCTTCATCGGGGAACAGTGTCTGTTCCTCCAGGTCAGCTTCCTCAAACTCGATGTCCTCGATATCCATGTTTTCTGCCTGGTATTTGTGCAGCAGTTCCTGAATGCGTTCCTGCAGCCGGGGAATGGGCTTGATACCGAGAACCGACGGGTCGTCGGTAGCGGTGAAAGGCTGCACGACGATGAGGTCATAAGGCACGGCTTGCTCGTCTTCCAAGTCCACACGGTTGAACTTGGCATACGAGGACGCTGCCTTCTCCATCGTCTTTGTGTCTTTGCGCTTTTTCGCCATCTGGTACGTCTCAATGATCATCTCATTATAGCGATAGCGGTGGAAGTCACGGGAAGCCTGTGCCAGGTGTGGCAGCAGCGCCTTAATTACACCAAGATCGTTGTAAGCAAGTGTCCTGCTGATGCCATGGCGTGAGGTGGCATACTCGACAAACTGGCGGTCTTTAGCGTCGGGGTTGGCGATGAACCAGTTGTACTCCTCACGGATGCGCAGCACGGCGGCCACGATGACCGCTGGGTACCGTTTCTCGAGTTCGTCCTGTACCGTGAACAGGTCAACCCGGCATACTTCTAGTGTGTTGTGCTGCGCCATGATTATTCATCGTCTTCCATATCGAGCAGGTTGCGATGGGCATTTTCGATGGCCAGCGGTGAGCCGACCTGCGCCAGCATCATCTCCTGATGGTGGAGTTTCACTTTCGATGCCGCTTTGCCACGGAGGTAACGCTGGCTTACCTCGGTGGTGCGGTCAGCGATATCTGAGCGGAGAACTTCGGCAGGTATGCCGAGGATCACCGCCATGTCCGATATCTTCAGGTAGATTGAGGCGAACTGCTCAATCTGCTGCAATTCTTCTTGCGAATAGTTCATTGAGCGGAACGGAATGATTGGTGATTAAATCCTGGATCTGTGCGTGGAGCGTTCGGAAGATGTCGAGGTCGGTTGTCACCACGGCACTCTCACATCGGTTACCGCGTGTGAGGTTCTGTGACGTGATGATACTGACCACCTCTCCCTTCTCGCTGCGCACGAGCAATACCTTGCTGTGGTTGTCGGCCAGGTAAGTCGTGTTGATGACCTGCGTGATGAACGCCCAGAGCTTGAGGGTTTTGTTGGTGGCCTTGTGGTCGAGCACCAGGTTGAACTTGGTGACGAGGCCCGACTTCTCGATGAAGAACAGCCTGCGGATGAATTCTTCGGAGATCGAGAATGAGGTCTGCCACACCTCGGATTTGCCGAGTTGCTGCAGTACCCAGTCGAGTACGTCTGCCACCTGCAGGGCGTTGGAGAGATAAGCCTGGTAAGGTTTATCTCTCAACGGCTGCAAAAAATCCGATATGTCGGCGGTGCGTTTCATTTTTTTATCAAAAAAACTTTTGGTGTCCCATGATTTGGGACAACCTTACATTTACTTTGCAGTGCAAAACGATGTGGGCTTGTGGGATTGCAGTGTCAGCACATTCGACTCGGCGGGGTCGGTTTATCCGATGAGCGAAAGTTTCACAAGACAACGGCAAACTGTGTGCAGTATATACCGTTATCATCGTTTAGCTATCACCTCATTTCTGCACTACGGTCGGGGTGAGACCGTGTAGATTGAGGTGATGAAACCCTCGTTCCTGCACTACAGTCGGTATTAAGGCTGTGCATGATTGAGGTGACCCTTAACACTTGAGGCTGCAGCAATTGGAGCTGCTGAGTGCAAGTGATTAAGGGTTTTCTTTTACAAAATCCCCAATTCCTTCAGGTCATTGATCATCTTCTCGGTCGGGTTGATGACCTTGGCATACCAATCGAGGATCTGAGCCTTCAGTTCCTCGGTGGGATTCTTGCGGTAGCGACCCTTTGCAAGGTTGATCAGACGGACGGCCTTCTTGCTCTCCTCGCGGACATCGGCGGTGAGCTGCTGTTCTCCATCGGCACCCGTGTAGTGGTCGTACTGCTCCCAGTTAGAGTGCAGCCGCTTATCAAGGGCGATGAGTTCCTTGAGGAACGGGTAGCGCTCACTGTCGGGACAAGTGGCATTCTCCAGGGAGAGCGAGCGTAGCTTCAGGTGCAGCTCACGCATCTTCTGGACGATGCCGAGATTCTCCACATAGAGGGCCTGGATCTCATCGGGCAACTGGTCGTGGTCGGCACGCTTGCCAGCCTTGAACTCATTGACAGGCTTATCCTGCTTGACCTCAAGATTGCGGTTGACCACAATCTTGTCGACCTCTGCCTGCATCGCCTCTACCTGCTCATGAGTGACCTGGTTGAGGCGGAACGACAGGCGCTTCTTCAGCTGGTACTCGATGAACTCGGCCCTGCGTTTCGGGTTAACCATGAGGTTGCGGTACATGATCTGGTTGCCCGTAAGCTGGAGCAACAGGAGTGCGCCCTCAGCGTAATCGCGTTGCTCAGCGTCCTGGGCAAGCCATGCCTGCACCTTCTCGGTAAACTTCTGGTTCATAATTATTTAGGTTCAAAGTTTGTTGTTCACGTTGGTCACATAAAAACAATTTTTATTGTGGGCATTGAGCAAACGCTTCATCGCTGCCAATGTCTGCCCGGTTGTCACAAAGTCATCGTAAACAATGATGTTGGGCTCTTTGGGCAGCACATTGAGCTCAAAAACCGCGTTCACTCGTTGCTTGGTGTGGCAAAATGCCACATCCTCGTAGAACGGGATCTCCAGCATCTGACCCAGTCTCTCGCTGATGAGCGTGGCGAAGTTCTTGACTTTATGCCTTCTCTTGGGGGAAGTGCAGATGCACCAGGAACCCAAGTGGAGGTTATAGCCCAGCATCTCCTTGATCACGGGGCAGATGTTGTCGGCAAAAAACGCCACCATGTCAGGGTCGCCCTTAATGTCGGTGAGCGTCCGTCCGTAGACGGTCTTTTGCCAGATGGAGATGAAGTTCACGTCCGAGCGGCGTGTCAGGCGCAGTCTGTAGGAGAAGTCACACCGCGCTTCGGTGGACTTGTCCCACGACTTGCGCTTCTGCACCTCAAACAAATCCTTTTGTCCAGGGTGCGTCTCGACGCTCGGCAACGATACATCGAGAGAACCCAGGTCGGCTGTCGGGAAGGTGATGTCGTTCAGCAGTCCCCCCAAGTCGACCGAAGTTCTCCCGGTGTCATTGCTATCGTCATCCATTACGGATTACCTTGCGGCGTTGGCATTAGGATCATCGTCACCGCCTCCATCATCGTCTCCTTCAGAACTTTTTGCAGGCGCAGGGTTGAGATTGTTGGACGGATTCAGGGTGTTGCTGCCGTCATCAAGTCCGTTATCCTTACCGCTGGTGCCGCCATCATGGGGGTTCCACGGGATGATGGTTCCGCCACCGCCACCATCATCTTTCTCGTTGATGACGCCGTCCTCGGTGACAATCTCACCGTCGTAGAACGGAGCGGGGCACTCGTCGGTGGCCTCCACGTTGAGGGTGGTACTGGTCGTGCCGGTGGCACCCTGGCCCAGATCCTGGGCAACGGTGGACTTCACCTGCCACTTCTCGCTGCCGACGACACGGAACTTGCCGCGGACGGTCTCAACGAGATAGACGCAGTCGTTGTTGTTGACATAAGCGGACAGGGCCGAAGCCTCCACGCCCACACTGGGATGGACCGCCACGAGCTTGTTGAGCTGCGTCTGGCTGGGGAACTCGCCCTGCGGGTCGCTGGTCAACTGCGACTTGTCGGTCAGGATGTCGATGAACTTCCAGGTGGCGTCGGCTGCGAGCACGAAGCTGCCCGAGTAGGCCGCGCTGGTCAGACGGCCGAGCGCGTCGTAGGTAAGCGTGGGCCACGACACGATCTGGTCCTTGCTGATGTAGTAGATGCGTCGCTTGATGCCGGGGAGCTCGGGAGTTCCCTGGCACCAGGCGAGCGACTGTTGGATGGTTGAACAAACGGTTGCCATTATTCTAGTCGTTGTTGAGGGTTAAACATGATTGCCGGTCATCAGTCTGCCAGCTCGATGACCTTCATGCGGCGGTAGTCGATGGACTCGAACTGCACGCCGAAGAACATGGTGGCGATGTACGAGAGGATGAAGGGCTCGTACTCCTTCACCAGGATGGACTCCACATCGCTCATCTGGTCGTAGCCCACGAGCATGTTGCTCTTGGCGGTGACATGGATGAACTTGCTGTCCATCTTGTTGTAGAGGGGAACGATGGTCAGGCGGCCGTTGCTGCCTTCCACCGTGGTCTGGTCGTACTTGTTGTTGTACACGATGCCTCCGTGCGTGAGCAGGTAGGCCTCGTTGTACTTGTCGGCGAAGTCCTGCGAGCAGTACATGATCAGATCCTGGGCCCTCAGCCTCGGGTCGAGCGAGAACAGGATTTCCTTGGCGACGTCCACAGCGTTGGCCGTGGTGATCTCCTCGGTGAGCTTCATGTAGTTCTTCTTTGCCACGCTGATGTTGCCTGCGGTGATCTCATTCGACGTGATGGTGTCGAAGCCGTCGAACAGGTCGGCGGTCGTGTCGCCGCTGGCGTTGCGCACGCCGTTCCAGAGGGCATCGTTCAGATGCGAGGACAGGCCCTTGGCGATCAGGGCGAGCACATGCAGCGCCGTCGGGGCCTGCATCTGCCCGTCGCCCTTGGTCGCGCCGGTCGCCCCGAGGATGGTCGAGACGGCCGAGTTGGGCTCGAACTTGGCGACCACCGAGCCGAAGTAGGTCTCGAGGGTGCGGTAGTCGACGTTGAGGTTGAAGTCGGTGGAGCGAGAGGGCTTGTAGGGCGCGAACTGCGCGTCACCGCTGATGGCGCCCACGTTCTCCTTGTAGCGGATGCCGGGGCGGCCCGTCATGTACTGCAGGGTCTCATAGCAGCCGATGATAGGCAGCATGAGCAGTTCCTTGCGGTACTTCGTCGCAGCTTCCTGGAATTGCTGCGGCGTGAATGTGAGTTTTCCTGCCATGGTTCAGATTTGTTAGTTGTGTGTTGGATGTGGTTAGGGAACAAGGTTGTACAGCGCTTTGGCCTGGTTGCAGGTCTCGACATAGCTCTGCACCTCGTCTTGGGACTGTGTCTTGTCAGACGTGCCTTCGTTGATGACCGCGGTGGAAGTGTCGGCGGGCGACTTCTTCACCGCTGCGAGTTCATCGGCGAGTTCGGTGTTACGGCGGTCACGGGCGGCCAGGGCATCCTCGATGGCCTGCATCTGCGCCTCGGTGAGCGTCACACCGTTCTCACCCACGGCAAAGCCCTCCACTTGGAGGACCTTGCCCAGGAGTTCATAGGATCGATTCATAACGGTTACAGCTTCTTTTGTCTGGTTACTAATACTTTCTGTGCTTTCAATGGTTTGTGGAGTCTCGTTTTCTTCACCTTCAGGTGCAGCGGGATCCTCGGCTGTAGCTGTCACTGGGGCTTCTGCCCTTGACTTGAACAGGGAGGCGATCGAGGCGAGGAACCGGGCGAAGGCCGTTTCCTTGCTCTCGGTGGGCACGTTGGGGATGGGCATGCCTGCCGCTGCCATGGCCGAGGCCACGGCGTCGGTAAGCACGGGCTTCTCCTCGTTGAACTCTGTGATCTCATCGACAAAGCCCCACTCGCGGGCCTCCTTGGCATTAAGCCAGCCGCCCTCCTTCATCAGGTTGAGCAGGTCGGCCTGCGGCTTGCTGGTCTTGGCGGCATACATCGCGGCGATGTTGTTGTCAAGCTTGTTCAGGTCATTGATGGCGTCCTCGCAGTGGCCGACGAGCTGCGCGAGTTGGTCGGCGTTGAGGTTGCCCCACTCGAAGAACTCCATGCTGCACTTGTGCACCAGGTACATGGCGGAGGAGTCGATCGAGATGTGCTTGGCACCGAGAGATGCGACGGTTGCCGCACTGGCGTTCATGCCCACGAAGTGGACCGTCACGTCGCCGTGACGCTTGAATGCGGATGCGATGGAGAGCGCCGTAGCGACTGAACCGCCCAGGCTGTCGATGAGCACGTGGACCGGCTTGCCCTCGTTGCGGGCAAGCACGTAGTCCACATAGTTGCGGTCGAAATCGTAGCCGCCCACTTGCCCCTTAAGGTGAAGGTGGTATTGTGTGTTTTTCATAGGATAGATTACATTTTCTCGCTACAAAATTATAGCGATGAACACCGCTGATAAAAGACAAAATCCGTCCAGGATTCTGTTCTTTTTCGGGTTGGTGGGCAGGCCCGGTTTCTCACGTTCATCGCCTTGATCCAGTGGCTGCGGTCGTCCCTGGTCCCGTTCCGCATGGGCACAAGAAAAGCCGCCCGAAGGCGGCCTCTCTCGCTGGGTGTGCTGCGGCTCAGCAGGTGCGGAACACGTGACCGCCATCGCCCATGTCATAGTCTGACATGAAGAGCTCACGGGCAAAAGCCTTGAAGTCAAAAAAGCGGGTGATGCTCTCGGGAACATTGTCGAACATGCAAAGCTCATCGGCGAGGTGCTGGGCGAACTCCTCCTCGCTGTCCCACTGGCCGCAGTAACGCTCGCGGAAATCCGAGAAATCCGCATCGCTGTCGCTCGTGACATCCAGAAACGCCCTGAAGGCCTCCTGCTCGTCATCATCGAGGTCAGCGTACTCGAGAATGCGCTCGAACGTGGCCTCATCGAGGCAGCTCTCACTGTACCACTCATCACAGAAATTCTCATAATCGAGGTAGGCAAACTCGGGATCCTGCTCATCACGGTGCAGCCATCGGCAGGCGGCCACAAAATCCTCGTAGCAGCTGAAGGTGTACAAGTCCAGCCACATGCCAGCCAGCGGCCTGCCTTCATTGTACTTGTGATAGGTGCAAACGAACACGGCGGGATGGCCGCTGCGGTAATCATACTTGTGGAAATCCAAATCGACCTCCTCAAGCTCATCAACGATATTGAAATTGGATGAGCTGAGCGAGCCTTTTACCAACTGCTCTTGAACACTGGCGCTGTCAGCACCGCTTACAGGATTGAAAGAATTAAAATTGTTGTCCATAACTGAAAAATATTAAAAGTTAAACATACGTCATTGAACTTGTTTTCGCTTTCGCTTCGCCTTTTTACGATGCCTGCAAAGTGCGGCTGGAGCGCACTGAAAGCAAGGCTTGCCCGGGAATTACTACCCTGGAAGGGCTGGAGAATTTCCGAAGGCAACTCGTCTTGGCCTTGCGTGTGCGGGAGCCGCAATAACTTTGCAGCGGGAAAAGGCGTTGAAAGCGACGTCAGGCAAGTTCAAGGATGTTTGGCTTGTTTTTCAGGGGCAACATGGCAGATTCTTCCTGCAAGCGGTTGCGCCCAAGACGGCGCAGGTGTCAAGAGCAGAAAAAAACGGCCGTCGTTTCCCAACGACGAACCGCTTCAGTGTCAAACAGAGTTGGTATTGGTATGAACTACGCAATTATTTGACAGAATTCATTTTCATTATTAACCTTTAAATTTTTATCGCTATGAAGCCATTATCTATACTTATGATCGTATGCAGGGGATAAGTGATTTCTGGGCATAGAGCGTCACTTCCACTGAGCATACCGCAGGATCGCCGCCTGGCGTTCCTGTGGTGCTCGTGGTTTTGATGATCGGGCGCGGTTTCTCGTGCTGCCCTATGACGTAGGACTGCCCGTTGCAGTCCGTGATGACGAAGGCGATGTGCTTGTTGGTAGGCACGTCGTCGAGCGTCTTGAACCGCAGGGTGGTCTGTTCAACCCTGCCGTTATTGTTGTAGGTCGATACCGCCTCGCAGGTCGGCACACCGACAAACGCTATCGGCGTCACTTCGGTGAAGATGCCGACGGGCAAACCCGCAAGGTGCTTGTACATAATCTCACGCTGCAGCCTTTCGGCGGGAACGTACCCCAAGGCTTTTATTCCTGGAATTGATTGTCGATTCATTTTTTCTCGTATTTCGTTTACACTGGTTTACATTCGTCACGCTTGTTTACACTGGGTATTTTTAGGGGGGTCTAAGTAGGAAAAAATTAACTCTTTTTAATCTTTGCCCTATAGATACGCATATTATAAGCCCGGCGTTTTCTGTCATAAATCTTGGCGATGGTGTTCCAATTGGTCTCAGTTGCTTCTATACCGTGTGCGTCCATCCAGGCCCAAATCAGATCCTGCTTCTGCTTGCCGATGTAGCCGAAACGGAACAAATCACTCCATAGCTGAATGACAAAGCGGTTACGGATGCATCGTTTCAAGGTGTTTCTTGCAGCTAATGGCAGGTATTTCTTGCCTCTCACATCTTTCGACTTGAAAAAAGGCACTGCGATAGGAACAGTGTTTTCACCTGGTTCATTGGATGCAGGAAACGGCGGTGTCCGTATCAGGTAGATTTCAAGAATGTCATTCTCGGCTGAGTTCCTCGGGAACTCAACAGGCAAAGAGTCGTGGGCGTTGATTAGCCATTGCGCCAGGTACGGCTCCAACTGTAGGTGTATGACGATATCACTCATATTGTGACAGGATGCTGTATTCTTCAGTCATGTCACAAAATTAGCTCCTATAACTGGGACCTTTAAAGACAATGACTTGCATCATCTCATTGAAGCGGTCTGCGATGCGGCCACCGTATTTTTCACGGACTTCGGGCGGCGTAAGGTTCGTTGATATCGCTGTGAACAGCTGCTGCTCGTATCTGATTTCCAGCAGGTGAATCAGAGGACTGAGCACGGTGCCGTAGTCCATCACCTCGACAGGTTCCTTGCCAAAGTCGTCGATGGCGACCAGGTCCCTCTCACGGATTTTCCGTATCTCACTGAAGTCCTTTCCCACGAGCACGATGTCCCTGGCATCATATATCATCATGTTTGCGTTGAAATCTTCATGGACAAACGAGAAATATTTGTCGCCTAATGCCAGGAACAGGTTACGCAGCGCTTGAAGCATTGTGGTCTTGCCGTTGCCGCAATTGCCACAGAACATGACCCCGGATTTCGGGACTTCTGCCGTAAGGGCTCTGGCAAGCTCGAAAAGGTTTTTCTGTATATATTCGTCGAACCTGGGTTCAAGGTGTCGCTCCATCACCACTCGGGCATAGTGCGATGCCAACAGGTTCAAAGCATTCTGCGTTGACATGTTCAGTCTAAAACTTGCCTTCAAAGTCCTTCGCCTCATGGCTTCCTGGATCAGTTCCTCTACGAGGGGAAAATCTATTTTCATCTGGCCTTGCGCCGGTTGAACTCCGTTTTGGTTTGGGTTTCGGTTCTGGTTGTTCGTTTCCATCTTTGTCGTTTATTGTTAAGTGAATTCTCGCCCAATTGATGAAGTGCTTTCTGAACTTGCCGGCATTTTCATGTTCTTCGTCTTTATTCTCGATGAAAAAATCATCGAGCATGGGAATGACAAGCTGCTTTTCGCACTTTAAAAATTGAGCCAGGTCTTCAATTTCTTGATCGTCGTTTTTTAAATCAAAATAATAAATCTCATTTTTCTCACGCGCGAAAGATGAAGAAGAGTTATTATTTATTATATTTTTTTTATCGTGGTGCCTCGAGTGGTGCCCCTGCTGTTCGTTTTTGGACTTTTTCTTATCGTTTTTTTCGCTAATTCCGACGTTGGAATCAGCTAAAATTCCAATTGAATTCGGCTCAAATTCTTCAGGATTCTGGTTGCTTGAGGCCACGTTTTGGAACTTCTCATAGTTGCTGATGGTGATGATCAGCCACTGCTTGTTGGTGCGGTCGCACTCTATCATCTTGGTCCCTTCAAGGATTTTGATGAACGATGAGACGACACGGTTGTTGGTTTTCCAACGCCGTGCGAGAGCCCTGATTGAAGTGACGAGCTGTCCTCGCTGAACCTCGATGCGGCAGTTGCGGTAGACCACAGTCTCGCTCTTCCAGGCTGCAAGCATCATGAGTTCGGCCCACCGGTAGCCCTGCTTCTGGTCTTGCCAGACCCAATGCTCCATTATCTGTCTGTGAAATTGGATCCACCCGTTCATAACTAGTAAGAAGCTTTCCAGAAGCGCAGAATCTCACCACCGGTAAAGAATTTCCGTGTGGTGGAGCGTCTGATGCCGTATTGAATGATGCCCAATCTCGCATACTTCAGCAGGGTATTGCGGTGAATACCCAGCAATCGGCAGGTCTCCTCTATATTATACCTGCCGTCTCTTTTAACATTCGGCTCAGTTTTCACCATGGCTCTGATTGTGAGAGGGGAATAACTCGTCAATCTCAATCCCGAAGAAGAACGAGATGACCTTCTTAACGTTGATTTCGGGTTCACGCCTGCCAGTTACCCACATCCTCACAGTGGATTCGCAACGGTTGGTTGCTTTACTGAGGTCGGTGATGAACTTGGCCGCCGGAGTCGGCTCTTTCTTGACCTGATTGTAGAGGTCGATTAAACTACTGTTATTCATTGTTTTAGCTGTTTGATTATAAAAATATTACAAATAAAGTATCAAAAATATAATAAAAACATTGCAATTATTTTGACAATAAAAATCTTTTATATAAATTTGCAGCGTCAAATAGAGCGCAGAATTAGTGATGATGATTGTCGCTAATTGGCTGCAAATATACTGATATTTTTATTATCAGACGCAATTATTATAGAATATTTTTTGAAGAAATTATGAAGTTAGTCAGCAGAGATATTGATTTACTGCGCATTAGGAAAGAACACCACGTCACTCAGAGGCGACTGGCGGACTTGACAAATTATCCTCAAGGTTTCATATCGCAGATAGAGAACAGGAGGGTAAGTGCTCCCATCCAGTTTCAGCAGAATCTGATGGAGGCTTTGGGCATTCCCAGCCTGGAGCCGTATTATCTTCCGTCTCCTGAAGAGCAGGCTGCGCAGAACCTGACCAATGGTGCCAATGAATTCCAGCAAACAGTAAACAGGCTGCTAGATATCATTGACCGACGTGACGAGCGCATACGCGAACTCGAGAACGAGAACAAGCGTCTTCAAGATATTATAATAATGTGTAAAAAGTAGGGTAGATTAGAGACCCTATGTGTTCAATGCTGTGTACATTAAACAAGAGTAACTATAATTCATTATTAACCAGGCATTTGCCATTGAAATTAGCTTGCTTCCCAAGCTGAGGGCCGCGGGTTCGAGTCCCGTTTACCGCTC